AGCACGATGTACCAAGACGCCGCGGGGACTACGCCCTGTTATCAGCCAGGGCAGGGGCAAGTCGATCCGCCGGTTGGAAGAATCCTAGACAAGTCTGGGCGAGGGAACCACGCGACCCAGTCCACGACGACCAGCCGCCCGGCGCTCTCGGGGCGGTACAACCTGCTTACGAATACCAACTTCTCCGGAGCTGTCGTGGGGGCTCCAGGGACACCGCCTACAGGTTGGAGCGCAAACTTCAGCACGGCGTCGATTACAGCTGTGGCCCCTCTCGGAAGCGATTACGCAATCCAGATCACAGCCAATGCTCAGCGCCTGTTTTTCGGGATGGGTTTTACCGCCCTGCCCAGCACCACCTATAGCCTGACGTGCTTTGTCGTTGAGAACTCCGGCCTACCGATGGAGCAGATACTAGGGTTCACAGGCGTACCAACAGGCGCAACACTCCAATGGTACTTAAACGGAGGCCTTGTAAATGGGGCAACGACTGCGCCTGTAAACTCGCGTATTGAGGTAAGGCTTGTTGTGGGCGCTACAGGAGGAACCCCCGCTGCGCGAGTGGGTATCGGCACTGCAATAAACGCCACCGGTGTTGTATCTGTTGCCAGCCCAGATGTACGTGTCGTAGGTGACGGCGTCGGCCTGCCCCCTTACCAGCGCGTTGTCGATGCCAACACCTACGACACCATCGGATTTCCCCTGTACTTGAAATTCGATGGTGTGGATGACTGGTTGCAGACGGGGAGTTTGGACTTTAGCGGGTCGGATAAGTTGTTTGTATCAACCTCCCTGAGAAAATTGAGTGACGCAGCCACTGGTATCGTCGCTGAACTCAGTAGCGTTTCAAATACCAACAATGGTTCTTTTGCCGTCCTAGCCCCAGCAGCCAATGCTGCTGGAAATATAGGTCTGTATCTGCGAGGCGACTCGGCCCTGTCTCTTGTCGTCCCTACTGGGATTGTCAGTCCCGTATCGAGTTTGTTCTCTGGTGTGTTCAATCTGGGGGCACCCACAGGACTACAAAATGCCGGGCGACTGAATGGTGCTCACTACGCGTACTCACTCAGCGCTTCCGGGGCGGGTAACTTCGGCAACTACCCACTGTATATCGGACGCCGGGGTGGAACAGGGCTCCCTTTCAACGGCCGCCTCTACGGCTTACTCATCCGTGGCGGCCTTTCTGCCCCTTCCCAAATCACCGCGGCCGAACGCCACCTCAACGCCAAGGCGAGGATCTACTGATGCTCTGGACACACCGCACGATCATCGTGCTGGACCCTTACGCCGCTGCTGCCAGTGCCGCTTGCGAAGCACTAGCGGGCGCCGGCGGCTCGGGGATGTTCACAACCCCGCTGTCTCCGACCGGCGAGCTGCCCGCGACGCATTGGATTTCATCGGGCCTCATCGAGCAGGACTTCGCCAACCTGCTGGCGAGCCCCGACGCCTTGGCCGCGGTGGCCACCGGCGCCGGTCTCGACCCGGCTCCGCTCGTGGCCATCATCGCGGCCAGCGACATCACAGACGAGCCCGCCGACGTCGCCCTGGCCCGCCTCGGTCTGCAGCTGTGCCACGAGGCCGAGGCGGCGGGCGGTTAGACTTTTACCGCCAGGATGATACTCAGCAGCAATAGACCAAAGATGACGACGGTTTGGGTATTCAATTTTTCGTTTTTCATTTCAGTTCCTATGCAGTGGGTACGGCGCTATTTTCGAGCGGTGCATGAATTGCGGGCAGGGGGGAAATTCGTGGCGTGTTTTTCCCCTCCGCCGCACGTGAATTAATGTAGGTTTCCGACCCAGTTTGAAAGACCCCGCGGCCAAGTCTTGACCCGGTTTTTCGCGCGGATTAGCCAGGGATAATCCGCGCGTGGAATAAGCGCCCGCGCGCCCACCCCGGGGACGCCCGTCCCGGCCATTCGCCCCCCGCACGCGCGCGATCATGGGGGCATGAGCTACGCATCACTCCCCCTTCTGCAAGAGCGTTTCGGCCTTGATGAGCTGATCCAGCGCTCCGACAAATACCTGCCCTATACCGGCGCGGTGGTCACGTCCGTGATCGACCGCGCGGTGGCCGATGCCGATGCCGAGATCGACGGCTTTGTCGGCTCTCGTTACACACTCCCGCTGCCCGAACCCGTGCCGCCCGTGCTGGTGCCGATTGCGTGCGACATCGCGCGCTACCGGCTTTACGACGACGCAGTGCCGGTGATCGTGCGCCAGCGCTACGAGGACGCGATTGCCCGGCTGCGCGACATTGCCGCTGGCCGGCTAAGCCTAGGCATTGACCCGGCGCCCGCCGCGAGCAGCCAGGGCAGCGTGGCGGTGCGTGCGCCCGCGCGCATCTTCGGCGCAGACCAGCTTCGGGACTACTGATCATGCTGGTGCAGCCCCTCGTCGATCGCCTGATCAACCCCGCCCTGCTGCGCCAGGTGGGCGGCGCTACCGAGTACGGCGCGGCCTTGGCCGGCTCCCCCCCGGCCCCGTGCGTGTTCGTGCTGGGCATGGGCGACGACGCCCCGGCTGAGGCCCCCCACACCAGCGGCGTGCAGCCGATCACCCGCCGCTATGGCGTGGTGCAGTGCGTGCGCAACGTGCGCGATGCCAGCGGCTCTGCCGCCACCGCCGACCTGCAGGCCGTGCGCGCCTGGGTGCTGGGGCAGCTGCTGGGCTGGGAGCCGGCGGCAGAGCGGGCGGCCTTCGAGCCGCTGCAATTCGCCCGTGGTCGGCTGCTGGATTTCGATGCCGGCACGCTGTGGTGGCAAGACGACTTTACGACCGTTTTCATGTCGTCCCGGCTCGACGCCTGGACATAACCCCCCGGAGGACTGCTGTGCCCAAAGAAACCCCCGCCCCCACCCCGGCGCAGCCCGAGGAGATCGAGCTGCTGGCGCCCCACGACCATGCAGGCCGCAGCTACCCGGCCGGCAGCCGGCTCAACCTGGCGCTGCATGGCCTGGCGGCCGATTCGGCCGCGTGGCTGATCGGCATCGGCGTGGCCCGCCAGGTGCCGCCGATCCTCACCCCCGCGGCGGCTGCCGCTCAACAACTGGAGGCCTGATCCATGGCTGTCAAAAACTACATCGTTGGTCGGGGTTCGGCCTTCGTTGCCAAGATCACAAACGGCGTGCCGGGCACGTTCGTGCCGCTGTCGAACCTCAAGTCGTTTTCGTTCGCCCTCGCCACCGAGCAGGGCGAGCACTACGAGACCGAGACCGTGCAGTCGATGCTCGACGCGAGCTGGACCACGAAAAAGAGCGGCAAGATCGATGCCGAGCTGGAGGACGTGAACCGCAGCAACGCAAAAATCCTTTTTGCGGCGCGGGTGACCGAAGTCGCGGCCAGCACCGCCACCGCCGAGGTGATCGCCGCGGCGCTGCCGGAGGTGGGCGGCATTCTCACGCTGGCGCGTGGCAAGGCCACGAGCGTGGTGATCAAGGACAGCACCAGCGGCACCGCGAAGACCCTCACTGCAGGTGTGAATTACGCGCTGCGCGACGGCGGCATCTTCGGCAGCGCCAACGTGCTGGATGTGACCACTGGCGGCCCCTTCGTGGCACCGCTCAAGGCCGATTACAGCTACGGCGTCCAAACCCGGGCGACGCTGCTGGCGGCCGACGACGAAGAGTACGCGGTGCGCTTTGAAGGCATCTCCACAGCCACCGGCGAGCGGGCGCTGTACGAGTTCTGGCGCGCGAAGTTCAGCCCGGCTGACAAGCTGGATCTGATCGGCAATGAGGTCGCTGCGCCCAAGAGCTCCATCAGCCTGCTGGCCGACACGTCCAAGCTCATCGACGGCGAGTTCGGGCAGTTCGGCCGCATCACTTACTTGGGCAAGCCGGCATGAGCGGGCTGGCTGTAAATCGCACCGTTGTGCTCGGCGAAGGCAGTGATGCGCCGCTCGCTGTGACGGTGCGGGAGCTGACGGTGGCGGAGATCCGGGCGTGGATTGCCGAGTCTCAGGAGGCCTCGCCGGATCTGGTCAACAACCTGCTGCTGCGCGATGTGGCGCTGGAGGATCTGACCCACCTCTCCAGCCTCACCGCCGAGCAGATCGACCAGCTGGCCCCCAGCCAGCTGCAGGAGGTGCTGGATGTGGCGCGCGAGGTGAATACGCATTTTTTCGTGCTGCTCGCCGCCGTGGGGACGCTGGCGCGGCAGATGCAGTCGGCGGCCTCGAGCGGGCCGTTGCCAGCCTGATCCGGCTGGCCGGCCACGCGGACGCCTGGAACTACCCCTGGCGCACGTTCGAGGCCGCGCTCGAGGAGGCGAGCAAAAAGTAAGCGGGCGGGGCGGCAGCGGTAGGCCGCCCCTCACCCGGCCCCCACATCAATTTATGTAGCCCCGACCCCATGACCACCAGCCTCAAGGTATCTCTCACCGGCGATCCGCGCAGCCTGCTCGAGGCCCTGCAGCGCTCGCGCACCGAGGCGCTGCGCACGTATGGCGCCATGCGCACCGGGGTGGAGCAGGCTAAAACGGCATGGGCCGAGGCCCAGAACAACGTCAAGGCGCTGGCCACCGCGCTGGCCGCCACCGAAGCACCGACCAAAAAACAGACCGCCGAGCTCGACCGCGCAGCGGTCGCCGCCCGCCGCCTGAAAACTGCCTACCAGGAGGCCCGTGACGGCGCCGGCCGGGCTCAGCAGGGCCTGCGCAATAACGCCGGGCAGATTGGCGCAGCACAAGACGCAATGCGCCAGAGCGACGCCATCAACGCTGCCCGCCGCGCCGAGGCCGCCGAGGCGCAGCGCCTGGCAAACATTGTGGCCCGCACCCGGGCGGACATGGCCCGCGCTGCCCAGGTGCAGCTGGGTGCCGAGCGTGCCGCCGCTGCCGAGGCCGAAGCCGCGCTGCGCCGGCAAGTCGCAGCCCAAGCCCAGGCCGCGGCTGCCGCCGAGGCCGCCGCCCGCCGCCAGGCCGACGCCCAGGCTGCCGCGGCCGCGTGGGTGCGCCAGTACGCCGCCGCCAAACTCGCGGCTGAGGACCGGGGCAACGCCGCCGCCCGGCGCCAGGCGCAGCAGTTGGCCGCCACCCCCGCCACCCCGGCCCGGGGCGGCGCGGCCGCTGGCGTGCAGTCCATCGGCGCCCAGCTGGCCCAGGCGCGGGCGATTGCCGCCTCGTTTGTTGCGGTGCAGGGCGTGGGCGATCTGGTGCGGGTGGTGGATGCCTACACGTCGATCAACGCCCGCCTGCGCCTGGCCACCCGCAGCAGCCAGGAGCTGGCCCAGGCCCAGCGCGAGCTGTACGCAATCGCCCAGCGCAACGGGCAGGCGCTGGCCGACGTGGCGGGCTTCTACATCAAGATCGCCGACCCGGTGCGGCAGATGGGCCTGTCGCAAGCCGATGGCCTGCGCGTGGCTGAGGCGGTGTCGCAGTCGCTGCGGATCTCGGGCGCCGGGGTGTCGGAGAGCGCCGCCTCGCTCAACCAGTTCGCCCAGGCCTTGGGAAAGGGCGTGGTGAACGGCGACGAGCTGGTGTCGATCCTCGAAAACGCCCCGCGCCTGGCGCGTGCGATTGCCGATGGCCTGGGCGTGCCGGTGGGCCGGCTCAAGGATCTGGGCGAGCAGGGCGCGCTAACCAGCGCCAAGGTGCTGGCGGCCGTGAGGCAGCAGATCCCGGCCATCAACCGGGAGGCGGCGCAGATCCCGCTCACGATCGGCGCGGCGATAACCAACGTGCAAAGCGCCTTCCAGCGCTACATCGGCGGCGCCGACGAGTCTGCCGGCGCCAGCCGCCGGATTGCCGGGGCGATCAACGGCGTGGCGACGAACTTCGGCACGGTGGCCAACGGCGCAGTGGTGGCGGGCAACGCGATCGCAGTCGGGTTTGCTGCCTCGCGCTTTGCCAGCATTGCAGCGGGAGCGGGTGGCGTGGCGGCTGCGCTTGCTTCGTGGCCGGTGGCGCTGGCCCTGGCGGCGGGCGCTGGAACGGCCCTGTGGCTGGGCATGGGCAAGGGCTCCACTGATACCAAGACCACCGTGCAGGGCAGCCTGGCCAGCATGGTGGAAGAGGTGACCCGCTTTGGCGACCGCATGAGCGACGCGCAGCGTGCTGCCAGCCTGGACGGCCTGACTGCCGCCCTGGAGAAGAGCCGTGAGGAGCTGGCAAAGCTGTCGGCCGAGGCTGCCCGGGGCGAGGTCGGCCGCAAGATCGCCGCCGACGTGAAGGCCGGCGAGGCGGCCCTGGCGCAGCTCAAGGCCAGGCAGGCCGAGGTGGGCAGGCAGAATCTGACGAAAGAGCGCGGCGACCTGGGCGTCGACAAGCTGCGCCCCGTTGATCTGACGCTGATGGACAAGGGCGCAGCTGACAAACTGCAGGCCTTCGAGCGGCTGTACCAGGCGTTTGTGCGCAACAGCATCAACGCCGATGGCGACCTGGTGACGAGCTACGGCGAGGTGCGCGCGGCGCTGAATGACCTGGTGGGCAGCGTCAAGACGCCCGCCGAGTTTGACGGCCTGGTCGCCCGGCTGGCGAAGGCCCTCAAGGCTACCCCGGGCGGCGGCACCGCGCCGCTGCGCGCCGAGCTGGCCAGCCTCATCGAGCGCAGGGCGCAGGCCGAAGAGGCGGCGCTCAATGCCCAGGTGGCCGGCCTGCAGGCCCGTACCACCCGGGCGACCCAGCAATTTACGCTGCTCGCCGAGCAGGCCCGGCTGGCCACCGAGCTTTCGACTGGCCTCGCCCGTGCCCAAGCCGAGCTGCGAGGCGACACCCGTGCGCTGTCAGCCGACCAGGCTGCCGGGGCTCGGGCAGCCGCCACCGAGGCGCAGCAGAGCGCCAAGGTGCAGGTGGGGGCACTCGGCCAGGTAGAGGCCGCGAAGCGCGCCATCATCGAATCCGACCGTATCGCCGCGGCCCGCGTAGCTACCAATACAGGCATCGATGCCGATCGTGCAGCCGACGCCCGGCGCCGGCAGCTCACGGCCGAAAAGGGCAGCGTGGCACCCGATAGCCAGCGTGCGGCCGAGATTGCGGCCGAAGAAAAGCAGATTGCCGCCGACCTGGCCGCCGAGAAAAAGCGCCTCGCCACGGCCGGCGCCGACGCCCAGGCTAACGCTGCGCGACGGGTCGCGGACGTGGAGCGCCAAGCCGGGCAGCAGCGTATCGAGATCTACCGCACGACTCAGCAGAGCCTGGCCAGCCAGGCCACGACGGCGCTCAATGCCTACAAGGGCTACGCCCAGCAGGTGATCGACCTGGACCGGCAGATCGCCGCCAACCGCCTGGACACCGCGGCGAGCATTGAGGCCCTGCGCCGTCGCGACATGGACCCCGCCGCCCAGGTAGACAGCCTGCGCGCCGAGCTTGAGCAGCTGAGCGCCGAGGCCAGCGCTGCCGCCCGGGCGGGTGACCGCCAGGGCGCGCAAGACGCTTTAGCCCGGCAAAAGGCGATTGCAGCTGACCTGGCCAACGTGCAGGGTGAAGGCATCAACCCGCAGGCGATGCGCGCCGAGGCCATCGCCAACTTGCAGCGCATCGGCGAGGAGTCGGGTGCGATCCTGCGCGCCCAGCGCGAGGAGGCCGCTGCAGCTGCCGCCCAGCAGCGCGGGGTGTACGACGAGCTGGCGCGCCAGCTCGCGCAGATCGGCGCCGAGATCGGGCGGCTGGCCCAGGGCGAGGCGATCAAGCTGCGGGCCGAGGTGGATATGGCCTCGGTGACCAGCGCTGTCGAGGCCGTGCGCGCCGCTTTTGCCAGCGAGGCCTTCGCGATCCGCGTTGCGGCTCAGCCGATGCCTGCCGGCGCCGACCCGATCAGCCGCGCCACCGGCGGCCCTGTGTCGGGGCCGGGTACGGGCACCAGCGATTCAGTGCCTGCCTGGCTGAGCGACGGCGAGCATGTGCTGACTGCCGCCGAGGTGGCTGCAGTGGGTGGGCACGGTGCGGTGTATGCCCTGCGCGCCGCGATGCGTCGTGGGGTGGTGCCGCGCTTCGCCGACGGCGGGGCCGTGGGGGCCTCGGCAGTGGCCGGGCTGATGGTTCCGGCGCCAGTACGCCCGCGCACCGAGGCGCCGCTGCAGCCGATGGCGGTGACGATCCCGGGCCTGGGCACACTGCCCATGCAGGCCACCCCGAATGTGGCGGCGCAGCTCAATGACTGGGCCCGCCTGGAAACCTTGAAGCGCGGGAGGATGGGGCGATGAGAGTTTTGACGATTGGCGGCATTCCGATCAGCGTCGAGAGCAGCGATTCGATCAGCCAAACGTATGAGGCGATTGGCGGTTTTACGCTGCTGCGCACGATGCGGGGGGGCGGCTTGGCGCAGCGCAATTGGCGCAAGTTGAAGACGACAATCACGGTGCCTGCCGCCCGCTTTTTGCCGGCGCTGCACGCGCTGGACATGGATGTTCCGCACGTTATCCAGTGCCTCGCCGCGCGGCAGATTGCCGGCACAAGCAACGCCGTTACCTTGCCTGCTGCACGCCGTGCCGACGTTGAGCCCTACGGGTTTGCGGTGATGCCGAGCGGCTTCATGGTGCGCACGCCAGGTGTGCTGGCTGGCAGCGTGCTGACGCTGACGCCCGTGGCCGGGGCCCTGCGCTATACAGCGTGCTACGTGCCGGAGCTGGTGGCGGTGATCACGGCGCTGAGCGAGCACACGGATGTGCGCGGCGCGGTAACCGGGTGGGATTTGACGGCTGAGGAGGTGTGAACGATGGCGATCATTTATGTAGACAGGCTGGATACAACCCTGGCCGAACCGCTGGATGCGAGCTCGACACAGATGATGGTGTCCCCGGCGGCCAGCGCCGCGATCCGGGCGGCGTTTGCCTGGTGGGAGAACTTTGGGGATTCGATGCAAGAGGCTTTTGGGTCGCTGCTGATGCGTTTGCCCTTGTATATAGACAACGGCGTTGCGGTTGAGCGCGTCGATGCGACATTTGCAAGCTCGGGCGGGATCGTAACGATCATGCGGGGCACACCATCGTATGCGTTCGGCGCGGGCACGGCAGTGCGTTGTGCCCCGCCTGCTACACGCGTGGCCGAGGGGTTTGAAGTTGAGCGGAGCGTGACGGGTGCAGCTTGCTTGGCGGTGCCAGGCGAAACCGCCGCATGGACGCCGACAGGCGTAAACCTGGATCTCGCGATCGACTGGATTGGGGGTACATGGACCAGTGTTGTCGCGCATGCGGGCGAGTGCTGGCCCGCGCGTGTCGTGATTGCGAATGCTGGCGTAGCCCGTACAGTCAACTTGTACAACATCGATTACAGCAGCCCATTGGAGCTGTTTGTCGTGTCGTCGCCGGACGGCTATCCGGTGTCCGCAATTAACTTGACCGCGGCTTGTCAGGTTGCGGTGCTGACAGTCCGCAAACTGCCGCTTTCCTTGCGCAGTGCAGTGTCGTCGATCTTCACGATGACGGTTGAGGTGTTCGGGTGACCTTCGGTGTAAGCCCCTTCGGCACCGCGCCGTTCGGCGCTGCCGGCGCCGGGTCGGGCAGCGGTGGGGCGGACGTGTATGCGTCGACGGCCCCGCTGCGGCTGGTGGTGTGTGCGGGCGATGTAGTGGCGCTTGCGGTGCCCCTGGCGATCAAGGTGTTTGCGCGCTACACCCCCGCGCTGCCGCTGCAGATTGATGTGACGCGGCCGCGGGTGCAGAGCACGGTGGCGCTGCGCATTGCGGTGTTCGAGCGCTACGCGTCGGGGCTGCCCCTCGCGATCAATGTTTCTGCGCGATTTGTCGCGCCGGTTTCGGGTGCTGCCGCTGATGTGTGGGCAGCGCGGGTAACGCTGGGGGGCGTTGATGTGTCGGCCCGTCTGACAGGCCAGATCAGCATTGAAGCCGAGGAGTCGGCGGCCCGGGTTGCGCGTTTTGCGCTCGCGCCGGCGGGTGCCCCGGTGGCCCTGGCCAGCCTGGCCCGCCAGGCGGTGACGATCGATCTGGAGCGATTCGACGCTGCGGGCGTGCGCGTGGGGCTTTACCGACTGTTCACCGGGGTGGTGGATACGCCGGAGCATTCTCCGGAAACGCGGGTGCTGTCGCTGACGTGCTCGGATGCCCGGCAGGCCAAGATTGCCGCGATGACCCGCCCGGCGCTCGACGCGCTGACGCCGGGCGCGACGTGGAGCCCGCACGTCTTCGATCGCTACGCGCCGGCTGAACAGTATTTGTCGGATCGGCTCTCGACCCTGGCCGGCGCGGTGGATGGCGATGCCTTCGGGGCCTTGAGCTATACGCCTTGGGCGGGCTGGATCAACCGTGAACTTGGTGCTGCCGAGATCCTGGATGGGTCGCTGCGCACACGCCTGGCGGGAGCCGCGTCGGCCCGCAAGACGCGCCTTTCGGTGACGTATCGCCGGCCGCAAGCCGTGGTGCGCTGCATAGCGTTTGCGTACCGCATGGAGATGTCGCAGCAGTTTTACATGGGCACGCGCCCGCTCACTCGCAATGCCGTCGAACAGGCCTTGACGGGCGCTGGCGTGACGATTGAGGACAAGATCAATTTCACCCCGTACCCCGACACCGCCGGCATCGACGGGCGGGGCGCGATCATTACCAGCGCTACGGATGCGGCGCAGTTGTGCCTGGGGGGCACGGCGTGGCTCAACCGCCGCTATTCCCGCTGGATTGACGAAAACTGGACGGTGGAGATTGGCACCGAAGGCACACAAACAGATGAGAGCCGCGTGGTGTCTGTTGAGTGGGATTCGACCGAGAGCGATACCCGCCAACGCCCGGCCGCGGCTGTAACTGCCTTTAGCACGGCTAAAAAGGACGGGCCGATTCCGTACATTTCACCCCGCCACGCGATTGGCGAGACGCACGTGGACTATGTGCCGCCCGAGCAGCCGGACGCTGCGGCATTTGCCGTCGCGTACCGCGCATCGGTGCTGGCAGCGGGCAAGGCGGTGGCGGAAAGCCTGCGCGGAGCGACAGTGGGTTTTTCTGTGGCCCTCGACCCCACTTTGACGCTGCGGACCTATGCCCGTGTGACTACGGATGTGGCGAGCGGCGAAGGCAAGGTGGTACGTGTTGCGCACAGGCTGGATATCGCTGCCGGATCGGCAATTACCGACGCCGAACTCGAGTGCGTGACCGCGACGCTGCCCGACGTGCCGGCGCTGGTTCGGCCGGAAATCCCGGCCGCGATCAAGCCCGGCAGCTTGCATACCCGCGCCGAGACGTGGGTGGGTGGGCTGCCGAGCAGCCGGCCGTGGGACGACAAGATCATGTTCGGGTTTTCGTCAAATGTGTCGTCGCCGTGGCTGGGGTCGCATCGCTATCCGGAGCAGTTTTCCGTGTTTGTACCGGGCATCGAAGAGGCTGCGCAGGGCAAGGTAACCGTGCCGCCGCAGTGCTCGATGTACGCCGGCCGCGATGTGATCGAGGCGCTGACCGACACAGACGGCTTTGCTTTCGGCGTGGCGATTTCTGGCGCAGGTATTCCGCCCGGCACAACGATCGTGTCGATCAACACGACGGCGCGGACGGTGCAGCTTTCCGCTGCCTGCACACAGACGGCCGTGGAGCGCGAGGTGCGCGTCGCAACCCGGCAGTACATCCCCCGCCAGCGCGTTAAATATGCGCCGACGATTACCCGCATCGGCCCGACTGTAGGAGCTTGAGATGGCCTCTTTTTACTTTTATTCCGATTCTGGTCTTACGGCGCCGCTCACCGGCACCCTGGACTTTGCGCAAAGCGTTGATGGCACCACGGGAGCCCAGGTTGCAACGCTCTATTACGGGTCGGTTGCCAGCGAGCGCATGCTGCGCGCTGCGGCGAATCCCGGCGTAGATTCGATCGTGCTGTCCGTCGTCGATGCAGCTGTCGGGGCGGGTAGCCCGGCCAGCGATGTGACGCTGGCGCTCGAGCCGACGTTTGCAAGCCGGGCACCGGGTGCACCACTGACACTGGGTGTGCAGATCAGTGGCGGCGTGGCAAATGCAGTGCCGGTGTATGTGCGCGTGCAGGACAGCACGGGCACGATTGGCGTGAACACTGATCTCACGCTGACGATGACGCTCTGCGAAGAGATCTGAACATGGCCGACGATCTGCGCTCTGCGATTCGCGCGCTGGGGCCGGATGCAGCGCCCGCCCGGGATTTTGTGCCCAAGCCGGCCAGCCCGATTCCCGATAGCGCAGGCAAAGGAGCCAATGCGCTGCCGAAGAGTGGGCAATCGGCGGGCGGTGACATGGCAGAGACGCGCTTCGCGGATCGGACGTATCACCCGCGCCAGACGCTCAAGAGCACCGACGGCATCATCACGTGGCTCTTCGACCCGATCAAGTCTGTGCAGATGGCGGATGGTGCAGGCAAATCCGTTATCTGGACTTTTGCTGAGCCGACACTCTGATATGGATACCAAGCGCACCCCCTTGCCTCTGCTGTCGCGCCCCAAGCGCCTTGGGCAGCCGTTCCACGGCCTATTGCGCAATGGCCGGCTGACCCTTTCGACGGGGCGCGTGATTGAGTGGCCGAGCGGCGGCGTGGTGGCTGAGTATGGTGGCCGCTTTGGCGATTGCTACAAGCTGCAGGTGCCGGGCGTGCCGCCCGTGAATCTCGCGCCCACCGAGCTGGCGTCCGAGGCGGCGGTAGGCCGTGAGTGGCGCAACTATGCGTTGCTGCTCGGCACCGCGCGTAACTACGCAGGGATTAACGTCGGCATCAATGCGTGGCTCTATGCTGCGGCCGACGGCACAGTGTGGCGCATCGAGTGTGACCAGCTGGGGGTTAACACGATTCGGCCGACCCGCCGGAGCGCTGGCAGCTTTGACGGGGTTTATCCGGCGGGTGCGACGTTTACATTCAAGGTGCGCCGTTTTGGAGTCGTGTCCCCAGATGCAGATCACGACGAGCCGACGAACACGCACGTGATCTATCAGGGTTGGGGCGGTGAAATCGTGTCCGACCCTCTCTACGACAATGGCCAGGTGATCCCCCTCGAGAACCGAATTTTTCCGGGTGATGGGGGAATGACACAGTGGATGCCGATCAACATCGAAGACATTAACAGCCGTGGCGACCAGGTCATTTTTGGGGTCAACAGGTCGCTTGAGCAAAGCGTTTCTCGGCCCGACTCGGGCCGCGCGATACCTCGCGCGTGGCTGCGCGTGGACGTGGCGGGTAGCGGCGCCGGCATCTCCATCTCGATGAGTGTTTTGCAGTTTGGCAGCGGCGGCACAGGCGACTACTCGGCGAGTCAGACAGTGACGTCCGGCAACGTACTGCAGTGGGTTTCGGGCGTTGGTGTTGTTCCAGGCCAGGGCAATGCGAGCGTGGTGTCAGGCAGGACGTCGACGACAACCCGGGGAAACGTTGTCGCAGGATTTTTTTTTGATGGCAACGATACGATTCAGAGCGTCGCGATACAAAGCATCGAAGAAAGTAAACAGTGGTCGTCGTCGGGGTCGGCCGAGATCTGGGGAACCGAAACCGACTGGGCGGGGCAAGCCACTGCGGGTTTTACGTTCTCAAACTCGCACGCTGCATCGGTAAGGATCGGGCCGCACGGGTTGAGTTTGCCCACGGTGACGGTATCGGCGGGCGGATCGGTGTACTACGCGACGCCATCGGTGAACACGTGGACTTTCACCGCAACAGTCTCGGGGGGTGTTTTCGGATCATGTGTGATCTCGGCCGATGAGTCCAAGTCACCGGCGGAATACGCAGGCTGGCCGGTACCGACAGGCGTTATTGTCACTTCGAGTATTTCGACAGTGGCCGCCACAGAGTGGGAGGTTGTCATCGGTTTGGGCGCCGGCCCGTTGGGTATCCGCAGCTGGGATGGCTTGTCGTTACAGCGCATCAGCAACAAGGTCTATGCGGTGGTAGCAGATATGGGATACGGCCGGCAGAAACAGCCGACGGGCTTCAAAGTTATCGCTTTCGGCACACCCGAGGGTTGGGTGTCATCGGCGGCGCTCGCAAATACGCTGTACGCAAGCTTCAACCCCGGCACTGGTGAGTTCGCGTACTCAGCTGTCGAAGCCCTCGGGTGGGTGTGATCAGTGTTTATGTTTCTCAGTGCGGAATTTCGTTTAGCGTCGCTAAATAGACCTATCCCCGATTTATCTCATGTTCTGGCGTCGAGTTTTCGCGCGCCGCTTCATCGAAGTGCCCTGATCACAATTCCCTACATTTGAAAAACAGTTGAGCAAACATGCTTTGCGAGACTGGCCTCCAGCAAAAAGACAATCTGCGGCCGCGGGCAA